CTTTTCACCATGGGCATCCGAATAGTACTCGTGTCCCCGAATCTCGGTCGCGTTCTCCCGCAGCGATACCGCCTTTGTCTCAAACTCTGGGCATGGAGTATACGTAGCCTCAAATGCTGCCTTCAGAAACTTAGCCCGTTGTTCAAATGACTTGGTCTTGAACATCTGGGTTCCATTCCACATCCACACATCTGCGATGTACACATGTGTGGAGGTGTATTCGACACGCAGAATCGTATCTTCAAAACACCTTTCGTCCCATACAACTCTGAAAACTTGCGGAGTAGCATTGTCCTTTCGCTGTACCCAGAACGCAATTGGCTTCGATGAATCGTCGCGGGTCAGACACAGCCATCCTGGCATTCCGGTTGTTTGGGGAACCTTATATGTGCTGGACGCCGTCACTGTCCCTTGGCGGGTCATACGCATGACCGGATCCCATCCGTACAAACTCTTCAGACGGTTCATTGTATACCAGGTCTGGAACTGTCAAAATCACTCGTTAACTCTTGCCGCCTGACCACCCGACCTTATCGACTTCCCGGGTCTCGATCGGTGGGGGAAGCTGGGCATCCGGCTTGTTGGACTGCACCATGGGCAGGGGAAGAGCGGCGTACGTCGGGACGTTCAGTGTCTGCGAAGTCTGGGAAGGCTGCTGGGTAGGAGGCTCGACTCGGGGAGGAAGTACGATCTGAGGGGGAGGAGGAGCTGGAATGGGGGTCGAATCGGGCGGTATGATTGCCGGGAGGGGCGTGCGATCGACGTACACGACCTTTGGCTTGGGGGGCTGGACGACCCTGGCAATCCAGAAGACTCCGATGTGCAGGACAACAACAACCATAACCGTCGAAAATGCGAGGTAAACAATATCAGAGATCTCCATGAGTTATTCTATCAAAAGTTTTGTAAGACCTAAAATTAAACACAAGACGATGTCAGATGCTCCTCCTGCTCCTGAGGTCGTCACCGCCCCAGCCCCAGCCCCTGCTCCCGCTGTTACGGATGTCGTGGCGGTGGCCAAGGCTGCCGTCGTTGACTTCGCGAACAAGTCTGACCTCTTGAAGTTTGTCATTCAGAAGATCGCCGAAGTAGAGATCCTGGCCGACCGCTCGGATGAGGACAAGGCGAAGTTCATTGTCGACGAGGTCAAGAAGGCTATTCGCGAGTCTCCCCTGTCCGATGAGCAGAAGACTCAGCTTGTTGGGTGGTGCGACGTGACTCTCCCCTACGTCGTCGAGGCTGTCAAGCTCGTGAAGGCTGAGCTCGGGAAGGTTGCGAACGTTGCACTGGCTGAGGTGAAGAAGTGCTGTCCTTCTTGGTTCTCGAAGAAGGCGGCCCCGCCAGCGGCCCCGCCGGCGTAAACAGATCAGTGTTCTCCGAGAATGAACCATCGGCGTACTTTTGCACCCTGACCTCCTCCCTGTAATCGATCCGATCCAAAACATTGGGGTACGGGTGGACTTCAATTTTTACCGATCCGTCGGACTGAGGATGCAGGGTTCGGCACGTCCTTTCGTGTGGATTCAAACACTGGTTTCCACACCAAAGAAAGCTGGTAGTATACGTAACTGTTGGCTTCACATAGACCATACCCATCTTCGTAATACGGTACATTTGTATATGTACACGCCCTGTATCTAAACATACATCAGCCCCAGGGTGGCCGCGAAAAAGACAAAGGCGTGAACCATGAGCCCGAATCCGGTGGGTACACCGTTCTCAAAGATACGGAACGTAGTATACGGTCCCGTCACGGATGTTACCAGGCCGTCCATGACGCGAAACGTAATAGGGTTTGCCAGGATGTAGAACAGCAGACCCTGGAAGGCCGAGATCTGGAGCTTCTGGGTGTCGGTGGGTGCAGGCATGCTGTGTATTACTCTCTAGCTTGGAAAGTATTGCGGGTGGCTTGTATCGTTTCGAGAAGCTGAGGGATCTTGTGGAGAACAGCAGATATCTCCCCTTCGTTCCTCCGTGCCGGTTCGCGGGAATCTATGGGTTCGGTGACGAATGATACGGCTGCCAAGAGGAGAGGCTGACGGGGTTTTGCCAGCTTAGGTTCCCAGCGGAGGCAGTAGAGTTTGTAGAGGGATTCCACGTAGGTATTGGAGTGAGCATTAATGACATCCCAGAACATCCACACCATCGCCCTGGCAAATTTGGAGTTTACGTAAGGATTGCGTCGCTCCGCACAGAGAAGAGGCTGTTTCGTCCGCTTCTTCTGTTCGCGGGCATACGTCATGATCCAGGACATCCAGTAGAGAGACCGCAGGAAATCCCGGGTTTGTACGGAAAAGCAGAACTCGTTGAAGGGGATTTTCAATTCGTAGGGATCATCGGCCTTGACAAAGGGCAGGCACGATGCCTGGGACGTGGCACGCAGGTTTTCCCTGACTGTCTCGGGCTGGAAATCGTGGAGTGGTTTGATGGTGGGCAGAGAGATGGGTTTCTGTTTACGAGCAATGGCCAGAGCCACTGCGGTCTCGCACACGAGAGTTCTGGCAGTTTCATGGTTCCTGATATCCGTCATGGTGTGGAGCGAAAACATCTCTTCGATCGACGAGAACCGCTCATATTGAGATGTCAGAAACGTAAAAATATTGGGACAGCGGTGGACGTAGAGTGCCCCTCCCTCAAACAGGGTGTTCCACAGGGAATGGACGAGACCGGAGCACAGGAGTTCCAGGGTCCAGTAACATGCGTAATCGGCGTGCCCCAGCTGAATACTCTGGAGCAGGGATTTGTGGGCCAAAGTGCGTGCATGACCAGAAAACGTGAACGTCTGAAAATCTGCAACGCTGCGATTGTCAGAGATCATAGTCGTCGTTGATGACATGTGTTATTGGAAGGCGACAGTTTAGAACGTGTAATATACCGAATCAGCCCCAGAGTAAATGAGCGTCAAGAGCCCGCCGATGGGAAGAGTCGTAGTTGTACTTGTTGTTCCAGGGGTGTTGAAGGATCCACCAGAACACACAAGCGTAATCGCCGCCGTCGAATTGTTCTTGATGACCCAGTAACTTCCCTTGATAGGCAGATCGCCTGGAAGAATCACGGATGTCACGGAAGAGCTCAGTAGATTGAAATAGGTCGAGTAGTTTGAGGTCGATAGTTCGAATGTGTCTGTGGTCGTGATACATACGACGTTGATCGTATTGGCAATCGGACCGCCTACCGCCAGACCATACTTTGGATTGGGGGCACATCCTATTCCCATAACGTTATTTGACGTATCCACCTGAACCGCCGGAACCCCGGGCTTCGTTGAGTATACCATAAACGTATTGGGAGCATCCGGAGTGTATCCCCCCGAATTGCGACCGATAAAGACTGAATTGCTCAGCGTATTGTTCATTCCGGCCCTCTCACCGATGTACACACAATGATTCGCACCCGAACCCTCTCCAGCCGAAAACCCAAGAGCCGTTACAAGCGATCCCCCGTTCCCAACAAGCGAACGCATACCTAACCCTACATTGCTAGACCCCGTCTGATTCATCCCCGAAAAGTCCCCGATATTTACATTGTAGTTTCCCGCGTTGGTCTTGGCCGCATTCATACCGATCGCTACAACGTTCCGTCCAATATTGTGATCGGCTGCACTTGATCCCATGGCGTTGACGTACGTCCCGGTATTTTTAGACCCGGCATTAACTCCAATCGATGTCAAGTACGCCCCTGTCCCCGAATCTCCAGCACCCGGACCAATAGCGACCACTCCCGCCACCGATGATACACCTCCTACACACAGGCTACTGATCGTTGTATTGGTGCATACCACTAGACCATTGAGAGACGAAAGGCCAGATAGAGTTGAGATTGTTGCAGTGCCAGACACTACTACACCTCCTCCAATTGTAGCTTGTTCTGAAACGGCTAGATTTCGTGTTTCAACCGATCCCGAAACAGCAGCGTCCATGAACGTCGCATACGATCCACCGGCATTCAGGGTGGGACCAGTCAGAGTCATCGTTCGCACGACCGTATCAGAAAGTATTGATCGGCCAGTGACATTTAGACTCCTGGAGGCGGTTAGTGATGATACAGCGGCCGCAACGTTCGGAGCATTCAGAGTAGTTCCGTTGACAGCAAGGTTCTGTACCGACGTATCTGAAAGCGTGGCTTGTCCTCCAACGACCACATCCCCTGATACGCCAAGTTGTCCAAACGAAGCCGCGGTCGTGGATGCCACGAGAGTAGGTCCGTTCACGACAAGGGATTGTAGGGTCGTACCTCCTCCAACGGTAAGATCGTTGCGGGTGTTGAGAACCGATAGAGTGGCCACCGCGTTTGCTGCACTCAGAGTACATCCATTCACAATGAGATCCTGTGTCGTAGTTGTTTCTCCTGCCAACACAGTGTTTCCCTCTACCACAACATCGTTATGTACAACGAGGGACGACACGGTCGCAAGGGCGTTCGGTGCAGTGAGCGTGGATCCGCAGATACAGAGTGTTGAGAGTTGGGTATCTTCGAGTACAGCCGATCCAGATACCCTTAACGCATTGTGGATGGTCAGGGCAGAGACGGTTACTTGGGACGTAGGGACGTTGAGCGTACCTCCAACAACCAGCGAATCTACGATACGTGCGTCCTGAAGTGTAGAGTACCCTGAAACGCTTACATCATGGTAGACAGCGAGCGATGAAAGGGTTGAATGACCAGATTCCGCCTTGAGCGTGCCGTTGATCACCAAGGATTCTACATGCGTATCTTGGAGAGTAGTGCGTCCAGAAAGACTGAGAATGTCGTTGTAGACTACCAGACCCGAGGCCGTTACTAGGGATACTGGGGCATGGATAGATGATCCTCCCACCTCCAGAGATTTTACGGTTGTGTCCCCCAGAGTCGTGTATCCTGAACGGTTTACTATATCCCGGTAAACCTCAAGATCGTTATAGACCGTAAGAGATGATAAGGTTGCATGTGTTACAGGTGCCTCGATCGTTGATCCACGTACCTCCAAAGTGTTCACCGTTGTGTCCTCAAGCGTTGATCGACCACCAACGTTGAGTCTTCCTGAAATCTGAGCGGACGATAGAGATGCCGTTGCATGAGGAGCAAGCAATGAAGAACCGTTCACCTGAAGAGAGCGAACGTACACGTCTGCGAGCGTAGTACGTCCACTAACCGTCATAGTCTCTGAAATGACCGCAGAAGACAGGACAGCGGCGGCGGATGGTGCGTTAAGGTTCTCTCCAGTTATCTTAAGCGTGCAGACGGTTGTGTCTTCAAGGGTTGTTTTTCCGACTACACGCATAGTTCCCGACGCTTCTATTGACGAACAAGTAGCAGGTCCATTCACTATGAGACCTGCAACCGCTGTGATGTTATTTTGTACGGTGAGTGTCGAATTCATAAAGGAAGGACCATTGATGTTGAGAGCATATCCTCCAGGAGATGTTCCTACCCCCAGCGTTCCATTCGCAAGCATGTTTCCGCCAATAGTGTTGCTGGTTTCATACGCATTGCTGAGGCATCCGGCGTACAACGTAACTCCTCCGATAAAGCTGCCGGCATACTGTGGAGTTGTAATCGTACCGTTCGCAAGTATACTCATGTTTCCATTGCTCAGGGTTTCGTTTGTGATGGACCACCCACCAATTGAATTGGGTGCTCCCGTACCGGTACGTATTGTCCCACCTCCAAGGGTCACTCCTGCAATGGTATACGAAGGAGCATTGAATTTTCCCATGATATTTCCGTGAATCGTGAGGTCGCCAAATATATTTGCGTTGTGCATGTTCGTCGTTCCAGATGATGAATCAAAGGTCAGAGCCGGGTGTCCGCTGGACTTGTCGCTATCATTGAATATGATCTGCCCCGGTTCTCCTCCTAGCGGCCCCGTAGGTCCCGTTGCACCCTGTGTGCCCTCTGTGGCCATTCCCTCGTGCCAGTACATCGAATGACCGTCTGAACACATCGTTAGGAAGTACCCTATTGGACCAGGTCCGCACGGAAATTTGATTCCGTTTATATCGCGAAGGTTGAAAATACAGTTATTCGCCATGTTGATATGTGGATGAGGGCCACCGGACGTGATCGTCGTTGACCCGCCGCCTCCCATGATTCTGTACTGTTTTTGGAGTCGCATGCTGCTGCTCATAGTGGACGGATGCTATTACTTAGAAAAGTAGACAAGATATTGGTATTCGTACCCTATTGGTGTCATGTCCACCATTTCATGACGTGTAAATCCCGACGAACGAATAATATCCAGCATCGCCGAAATTCCAGGCATCGTAAGTTGATGGATGTTTTCGCGGTAAGAGTGCGGGTCACTGAACTCAAACACCTCTTCAAACTTGGCCTTGTCCGAGTCTGGATCCTTGACGAACCGGCTCTTGTACTTGAACTTGTCGAAGAACACATCGGAATCAATGACTCGCTCATCGCTGTACCGCTGTACCGAGAACGGACCGAAGGGAGACGCAGCGTCAAGAATCGGGTCGAATTTGTTGGGGTCTACCAGGTGAATCACAAAGATTCCGCCAGGCCGCAGCCACGAGTAAATATTGTCGAGAATCATCTTGGCGTTTTGGAACTGGTAGATGGAAAAGTAAAGCATCATGGCGTGGGAGAACGATTTCGGGGCAAACGTTTCTGCCCTAGCAATATCGCCCTTGTAAAAACGGGCACTCTTGCACTTCTCCCTGGCCTTCTTCAGCATGGGCTCGGACGCATCCACTCCCACAACCTCGATTCCTTCGCGGCAGAGCCAGTCAACGTGAGGCCCGCTGCCGCAGCACACATCCAGGAGCTTGATCTCATCCTTAGGCCACTCCGACAGGGCGTACTCTTTGATCGACGCTTTCTCGAACGAAACGCGTTCGGGGGTTGTAAAGAGTTTGTCGTACACGTTCGCGTAGAAATCGTCATAGATCTCAGTGAAGTCCTCGCGTGCATCAGTATCTCCGTCCTTCTCCCTCTCGTTATCAAACATCTCGCGGTGTACAGTGTGCAGTTGTGACAGCAGCAAGATGGCGATGGCCGCAAGGGCTATGAGCCAATATGCTAAACTTCCTTCCATCCTCTCTTGTATCTATGTAAGAAATGTGGGAGACACTTCCAATCCAACGTTCCCCGGGGCGAACAGGAACAATGATTGCCAGGGATTTTATTTTCGACCCTCACCCCGAAATCAACGCCGATTTATGGAAGAATGTTCCCAAGCATGTCCGCGAATGGTGTTTTTCCATATGGAAAGACGAGTTTCAACTTCGCCGCCCGTCTATGGGCGACGACGACGTTCTTGCATGGATCCCACGCATCGGGATCTTAGCCGCGAAACGTGGTCACTGGATCGGTACCGAAAAATCGTTCTTCGCAGTCGCAATATGTTTCAATTATGTCGATCGAGACCACAGAGGCCTGGGATGGTCGGGGCGTATGATCACCACGCTGTGTAGGAAGGTGACTGATCTGTACGGACCCACCCCCTT